CCCATGATGGGCGGGCCTAAGTGGACCCATCCTCATTCCATCTTTACAATCATCCCAATGTTCTGCAGATACCACAACGACCCATCTCACAAAGCTCTCTACACTTTGCAATTAAGATCATACGATGAATCTGCTCCCTAATGAATTGATTGATTCGCACCCCCCTTATTGGAGTATTTTCATTAATTAGATAATGGTGCGTGTTGCCGTCTCTTTAGACGAATGACTCTGACTGTGGAATTCCAACCAAAATTACATTCACATAAGTTGGTGTGGTTGGAAGAGTTCCTGCAGAAAATCGAATAGTTGACCCATTTGCATTAGCTCCTGTGATACTAAGTGCGGTGACATACTCGAAAACCTGAGAATTTGACGTTCCTCCTGATGGTCCTGGAAAACCAGATGAGGATGAAAGGTTCATTCTGTTAACTGGCGTCAAATTTGAAAGAGTTATTGTTGGCTGGTTACAATTGGCTGCTCCCGTTCCTACCCAAGAAACATAGAGTAAGAAGGAGCCTGTGGTCCAATAAGCAGGAATGTTGATGGTGTCCCATCCTGCTCCTACCGCTGAAATTGTGATGCCCAAATCTCCAAGGGGAGTGGTTTGAATGGCACCAAGCAAATTATTCGCGTCATATGGCCCGTTGTTCAGCCTGGCATAGGTTCCTGAGTACAATCCCGGTGAGATTCTTGGCTTGAAAAGTTCTACATCATAAGATACCCACAACTCACCAATAGTGTTTGCATTCTGCATACCCACTGAGGCTAGTTGGAACTTTCCATAGTCATAAAATTGAATGGTCTCACCTGCTGGCAATGATCCGGTTCTAACGTAGAGTTCTTGGAGTGGAGTTTCACCTGAGGCACATTCCACTGGGTGGATCATGCTCATGCTCGGTTTGCAACTTGTGGTGAACTCATACTGCTCCATCTCTGCTTTTGAGGCAAAGTTAGAACGAGCGGAATTGTACTGTGTGGCCATGACAACAGTTCCTAAGGCGGTGTTGATGTTATTCAACGCGTCAGCACTTGTGCTCCAGAACTCGAAAACGAGCCCATGAAACTTATATGCTGCAAAATTTTCAGCAATGCTGCTGAGCCAAGGAAAAGTGCCTGACAACCCAGGGTTAAGGTTCCATGCTTGTAAAGAGAAGGCGATGGATGACTGGACGTCTTGTAAATATTCTCTATGTCTTACTCGGACAGATCTGTTATTCGAATGGAATGTTGGGACACCACTCGTTGCAGGCATTATTGAGCCCTGCGTTGTTAGAGAATTCGACTTTACTTCATAGTCACCCATACCAAGAATGTCTGAGAGAAAAGACCCCACCTTTGACCCAAAGGCAGCACCAGGAGCTCCAGCAAATGCTGTTCCTAGTGCGCCAAGTCCCGCCGTGGCTAGTGATCTTCCCAAACTTCCTTTGGATTTTTGTTTTTTGCCACCCCTCTGGGTGGTCTTCTTGCTTGTCTTAGACTTCGGTGCTAGTCTTTTGATCATGTGGTGGCATTCTAGCAATGCTGCCGACACATGTTGCAACCAGAGTGTTATCCTATTGTTTATAGTGCCCAAACAATCACCCATAGACTTAAATAAGTCTGGCACTCTCCTGAACTTGCTCTCAATCTTGCCTTTTGTTGCTAAAGACATAGTTGGCCATAAGTTCAGTCCACTAGTGTTAAACGCATACGATGCTAGTGGCGCTCCGAAGACAAACTTATCCAGACGCATCATGACTGACTGCCGCTCTGGAATTTGAATGCCACAATATAGTAAGACTCTTCGGAACAAGTCAAACATCCAACCATACACATCAATGTACAAAAAGTCGGTTAATCTTTTTGAACTCTTGAACACACCCAGCACGGTCTTCATAACCTTCGTCAAAACAGGCTCTTCTACATAAGTGAGGAAACTCGTGTAGAACAAACCAATGTTGTAGAAAAGTTGAACATAATTAGCCCATTGTTTTAATGAAGAAGTCCAAACAATAGGGAAAAACATGTTACCAAAAGGAAAGAAGACGCAGATCAAATTGTGCAAGAAATGAATCAAGATGCCATAATAAAGGGGTTGGGTTGCAGCCCAGTAGTGGAAGATGAATCTTGCAATAAGATCCGGCCAGAAAACTCCAAACATTGTGTTAGCTTCTAAAGTAGAGATAAAGAAAGCTCCCACGAAAGGATTCATGACACGTTTTGAAATTTCTTCCACTATTGGTGCAATCAGGACAGCGTAAATTAAGAAGAGGTTTTGACCATTGAGTCCAGCATATGTCATCAGGTATTGTGGCACCTTTGGTATGATTGAATGCTCTTGTGAACTCCTGATCTCAGTTCTGAGTGTCTCTGTCGAACCTACGTCGATATCAAAGATTCGTTTAAACACCCAATGCTTGAACATGCTATCCAACTGCATGCTCTTAATTTCTTCTTTTGCCTCTTCTAGATCCTGACGCCCAATATTGTACATGTTGCAAACAAACTCCAACGTTGACTCATCATATTCGTGCTTCATTTCATAAGTCAATTTGTTGTGTTCGTACTCTGGTCTGCGAGCTTTCTTTCCTTCGGTTAGGACTAAGATTCTCTCACAGAACTCCTTAACAAGAGGGACATGGCTGTCACAAGCAAGACGCCCCAACGCGTCTCCTCTAATGACTCCCAATCTCTTCTTTGCGGCAACATCACCCTTCACCCAGCACATCTTGAATAATGAACGACCAATCATAACTCCTGGGATGAGTCTGTTGGCCACGGGATACATTTTCTTTCTGAGAAAGATCGTGTTGTCTCTCTCAGTTGTCTCAATCTTTTCAGAACGGCCGATTGTTGATCCAGCTGCTTTGTAGTCGATGTGCCCTACTGTTCTGATGTTCAAATCATCTCCTGATGCTAAGATTGAACCTTGTTTTCCCGCCAAATGCAGATACCAGAGCCCCTCCCTTAATCTGAGTAGAGAGTTTGTGAGTGTAGTGTCGGCCCTTCCTGATGCCATAGGGGCCCAACCATCCTTATACAACTCATTAGGCAATCTGTATTTGATTCCGTGATTGTAGAGAGATCCTTCAAGTTTGAGTGACTTTTTGAGAATGTCGAGCCCTGGGAGCTTCTCTTCCGACATTTCCTGGTAGAACGAAAATAAGGTTAAGACGGGATTCTTCCTTGTGGTCGAATCATAGGCTTCTCCGTCTAGGCCTGTAATGCCCTCACCATTCTCATGTGCTTGCCTGTGCCACTCACCAATTTGCTCTGCTGACATCATTGAACCAATGCAGAGTAGATTGTGAGGGTCACTCAATTTCTTCTTGAGGAACGCATACATAGATTTGATGACCCTTCCAGTAATCAATGAGAATCCCAACGAAAAGCCTTGGATAAGCCTTGAGTTGAGATCAGCTTTATTCTTGAGTTCCTCCCACTTTGCAAATGCTCTAGTCTTCGTATCCAACCAGAGTTCTTCTTTGCCTTCGATTTCAGGAAGTAGCTCATAAGCCTCGTTTTTCATTGATCTTGGCCACGTCATGCTGTCAATGAACTCTTCATAGCTCATGATCTTTGCAGTATCGTAACCAACCTGGTTTCTGAGAGCAGATAGAAATAAATCCATGGATTTCTTCTCATCTTCAGAATCAACATTATATGTAGCGACATTTGTAACAAACCTTGTTTCCAAGGCATTTATGGTGTTGTGAGCACAACATCTCGAAACTTGAGGAAGGTATCCCTCAATCGTTGGCCCACATTGAACATATGCAACTCTCTCCTTGCATAACTTCACCATTGCCCACATCACATCCTTCGCTTCCACTTCATATGTGATTGGCTTTGAACACAAATGTTCTCCACAAATATCCATGACAACTGTTCCTAACGACATTGCGCCCAAACCAGGGAAGCTGAATCTGTTGAGGAGTTCCATAGCCATGATGTGCTGCCATGCATCTTCACTCTTTGACCTCAACTTGAAATACAACTTCCTGATCTCCTCATCCAGAATACCTCCTTGGTTTTCAAGACGCAATATACCGGCGACGGCCTCAAATGTCGAATCTTTTGGAAACTTGGCGATCAAAAATTCAATGAATGCAAAAGGGATAACATCGAAGTTATCTTGCCATATTGCTTTCATCACTCGTTCAAGAAGTTTCTGATGCTTGTGGACTGGTACTCCAAACTTGTTGCATGCAATAGTAAACTTCGAGAAAATTGATCGCTTGAGCTTCTCATCTCTAGGTAGGCCTCTGTGAGCAATGATCATTGCTTCGACGACAGCCATTTCTGACTCCATCTCTTTTTCTACCTTAGACTTGACTTTGATGTCACCCTTGGGGCCAAACAGGAGGTATTTTCTCTTTCCCTCCCCATATTGACCCATAAAACGAACCCCCTGAGGTGCGTCCGTTGGAACCGACCCGAAACCATAGCTATCTCCTTCATTTGAAATTAGAAAGTGTCCTGTCTGACTAAATTCTAACTCCATGCTTCCCTTGTGATCATCAAATTGTGTGGCATCCAACTGGTTCAATCTATAATAGATGCTCGAATAATCAGGTTGTAAACCCAATTCATCACACACTTTGTGATAGTAGCCCACATAAAATGGGTCCTCTGGGATCATATCACCAACTTTGTAGGAGGAGGTCCATCTCTGTTTTGGAAACTTATTGTTCAGGGTTGACAAGATTTTTTCTGACACAAAATACCGTGATCTATTGTCCTCATCTTTGTGTTCTATCTTTTGCTCCTGCTCATTCAAGTTCTCCTTAACAGTGTTGACCTGCTTAGCTTTGACTTTCTTCTCACTTTTACGCTTCTCACTTCTTTCTGCAAATTTTGTCACAGTAGTCTTCATGATAGTCGTATGTTGTAATTATGTCATGTTGGAGGATGTTACCCCCATACCCCCCGAAACGTCCAGGAAGGATACCGACTCAATTCTTTCTGCTGACAGAAGCCAGCGTAAGTTCCAGTTCACCACTTAACATTTTTAAATGTAGAAAGAATAACACAAAACGCTCCAAATTTACCAAGTGAAATCTACTATGCTTCATGGCAGAGACCGGTTGAAAACCCCAGCAACCGCAGGAATCTCCTTTACAGAGTGACCCGTCTTGATACTATCGCCCGAATCTATTCCCATCACGTTGTGACCCAAAAGTTTTCTTGCCTGAATGCCCTTGTTGGGCAAGACAGGTTCCGAATCTCCTAATTCCATTACTGGTTAGTAGACACTTACACTTGGTCCACTTATCTGGACCGTTTTTACGCGCAAGGTGTGACCCCTCGACGAGAGGTTCCTAGTTGGCTAGGCTGCGCAACCCGTGTGATTTCCCCGCTCCAAGTGGACTAGACCTGAATGTAAATTTTGCTCCTGGGAAAGTTAATGCTGGCTCTATCGTTTTTGCAAGCACACGGGACCCCTTTTATAGTCTTTTTTGCCACTGAGCTGTTTCCAAGCAGCCAACATGACGGGAGTTAAGACTTCCTCCCTGGGGTGTGTGAAGAACTCAG